CGCTCATATCAGGCGTGCTCCGCAGTGGGGGCAGATGGCTTTCTTCTTGGGATCGACCGTCACCGGCTGATCACACTCAGGACAATCGATTCGACGCGAGCCAGTCGGCACAGATGTATTCGAGGATCTTCCAGTCCGGCGTCTCCCCACCCTCTTCCCCCCGCCACGCGGCCAGCGCTCCGTCAATAACCTCGGCTGCCTCCTTGGGCATCCGGTAGGTTCGCTCAACCCAGGCCGCAGGGCGCGCACCACCCTGCGGCCTGGGGAGCGGCGTGAGCTGGTCCAGATCCAGGGTGGACAACCCCGTCAAACGGTCCAGAGCTTCACGGGAGAATGGAAGCCGCGAAAGCAAGGTGTCCTTGGTCTCGATGGCCGAGAGCTGCCGCAGCAACATGCCCAGCTTCTGCGGGTTGGGCTGCCCGTGGACCTCGTTGAGGATGATCGTCAGCTGCTGGCTGTCCGAGTCGTCGAAGGCCGTCAGGCTGACCGGGACCTCGTCCAGGCCTTCGTCGATAGCCGCTCGCCAGCGGTTCTCGCCGTCGATGATCTGGTACTTGTCCTCACCCCCCGGATACGGACGCACCACGATCGGGACCACGAAGCCGAAATCCCTGATGGAGGTGACGGCCTTCTGGTACTGGTCGTCGTCCATCTCGTTGGGGTTCCAGCTGTTGGGCTCGACATCTGCCGTGCGGACCCACAGGAACTCCGGCTTCACCGCAGATCCCATTCGACCCTCGTCTTGATCTCGTCGCCCATGCCAACTTCGACGGCTACGATCCGGGGGACCCCCAGGGCGAGCCGCTCGTGGAAGTAGATGGCGAGACCCTCGGGGGTGGGCCGGACTCCGGGGAGCATGTCGTTGAGGTTGTGATCTCGGAGTTCGTCGACAACTTCTCGGACGGCTGCCAGTAGACGGTGGTGGTCCACCACATAGACCTTCTGGGCATCAAGGGTGCCCCCAACCGTAACCGTGACCGTCCAACGATGCCCATGGCCCGTCCACTTGCAACCATCGAGATAGTCGATTTGATGTCCGGCCTCGAACGGCACGGTCACCGTTGTGGTGTGCTTCACCGATCCCTCCGGTGAACAGAAAAGACGGGTCGGCTATGCCTCAGCCGACCCGTCCGTTCGGGTTGAACTGCGTCGTCCCGCGGGAACGTAACGACACAGTGGTTCGTATGAAGTTGTGGCTCGGACTCTATCACGCACAGGTGTGCGAACAAGTCCCCTATTCGAGCGCTAGAGCCGCCCCCATAAGCGCATTCTGAGTTTCAGGGATCGGGTTCTCTTTGAACGCCAGCGCTGCGGCAATCAGGACGGAGACCTTCTTCTGGTAGGAGAAGACCTCCTCGCTGTGCGTCAGCGGGACGATCGACTTGGTTCCGTCACTCGCTACCGTTACTCGGCCCATGAGCAGGCTGCCCAATTTCGGCTCGTCGTTCTGGTGTCCAGACACCCAAGATCTCCTGCGGCTTATCGCCCTTCCTGGTCGATCTGATCACACGCACCGATTCCGTGAGCTGTGGGAATTGGTCACGGAACCGCCGTACCCCCATCAGGGGCAGGCTCTTCCTCGTCATCGTCGGTCACTCCATTCACATCGACCCACTTGTGTCCGCTCCAGTCATATCGAATGTCCACGCGCAGATAGACCTGTGCGAACTGCATCAGCCGACCCTCGTCGTCAACACACAGCCCGTAGCAACCCTTGTTCCCGTGGGTGTCTTCGTCGTAAACCCAGGCCATGATCAGCACGGGCCCGGCGTAGACGGTCGAGTCGACAAACGCCGCCAGCGGTGTCGGCAGCGACGTGATCACTTCTTCGTCGGCGGGTCGATCTTGCCGCGAATGAACTCAGGATCGGGCCGCAGGGGCGGCGGTTCTGGCGACTTGGTGATCGGCTTGGGGGGTTCTTTGCTCTTCTCAACCATCGCTATCTCCTGAGATCACCTGATCCACTCCAAGGTACCACAAGGGGCCACCTTCTCCGGGAAGAGAGGTGGCCCCTTGTGGGCAAAAGGAAGAGGGACCCCGTGGCCCGGGGGAGCCACGGCCTGGGGGAAAGCCGCTGGGGTCCCTCGGCATCAGATGGTACACACCTGATGCCTTATGTCAAACGCCGATCGCCGCTGCAATCCGCTGGCGAGGGGTCTGCCGTGCGCCGTAGATCCTCTCGCTCATCCGGGTCTGCTTGGCATGACCCGAGAAGTCCATGCGACCGAGATCGATCCAGTTGTCTCCGTCCCTGCCTGACCAGTTGGCAATCCGGAGGAACTCCTTCTCGTCCGACTCGATCAGCAGCTTGTACGCCATGGCCTCGTCGGCCCGGGGCAGCTCCCAGCGGACAGGACCGATGGGGTGGACGCAGAACCAGCCGTGCGGCGTGACTGTCTCCACGGATCCGTTGATGTGGATCTGGTAGGTCAGGTTCTTGCCCTTGACCTGGAACTTGCGGCTCGTCTCCAGCATCTCCAGCTGCTTCTTGTTCAGCTTGGACTTGAGCAGCTCGGTGGCCCGCTTGTCAGCCTCAGTGAGCTTCGACGGGCGCCCAAAGAGCGGATCGGTGCGGTACTCGTCGTCGGCTGGGTACGTGAACCAGCGGGCGTTGAGGAAGCCCGCTTCTCGGACGTAGGTGTCGATCCGCTCCTGGACAGCATTCGGGACGACAAAGCCGCCGTTGGTCGTGTTGGTGGTGCTGGTGGTAACGACCCCGGTGAACAGGCCCCTGGTGTTGAACCGGATCGTGATGTCACCAGTCCCTTCGTTGCGAGTCGTCTCGGCCGTGGTGCCGATCGGCAGGTTCATCGTGGTTTCCTGATCCCCATCGGTGTACGTGAGCGTCCAACCCGGCATCGGAATGAGGTAGGTCCGGTTGGTATTGCCGAAAACCGTCGCATCAACGTAGTCCCGGTTCGCGGTCAGCGACCATTCGGTCGCTGTCGCGACCCGGGTCCCGTTGAAATAGAGCGCGCTCTCAGCCACCCTGGAAGCGGGGGACCGCGATGATCTCCGTCGCGGTGGGCTCGAAGGATCGGATCTGGGTCGGCTTCTCGCGCTTGCTCGCGGGGACCGCGAACATCAGATACTGCGAGGACGCCTTCAGCTCGTTGAACTTGGCTTCCGCCTCTGCCGTCTCCGCAGCATCGGTCGGTGCCCACTCGACAGCCGTGTCTCCGGTCTTGTCGAGGATGCGCAGAATGTGCTTCATTCCCTCTCCTGTTGGTGGCACCCAACTTAGATCAGGATGATGACCACCTCGTCGTCGGTCCAGGTCACCGTGTCCACCGTGTAGCTGACGTCGTCGAACTCGACGATCTCATCGACGCGGGGAACGTGGTACCAGATCCGGGTCGCGAGGTGTGTCCCATCAGCCCGCCGGAACACCAGAGTGGGGTTCGGTACGCGAGCCCCACCCTGCGGCGGCATCATGTTGACACCTCGATGGTCATCACCTGATCCACAGCATAGCTCACTTGGTCAAGAGGCGGCGGGACCGGGCGGAAAGGTCGAGAAAGACCTCTCCGTCGTCGGTGGTGTACTGGACGATGGATCCGGATCGGATCATCGCCGAGAGGTTCCGACTCACCACCCACCTCGCCCCAACTGCGGTCTCGTGTTCGACCGAGACCCGCTCCGATGGCTTTCCTCGACGCCGGTGTGCCCGAACAGCGACCCCGGGTGGGACGGCCATCACGGCCGCCGCCACCACGGCAGTCCTGAGCCTGGGCCCGTCAGCCATCACGTCGACGGCAGCACGGGTCCAAGTCTGCAGACGAGCCCGGGCCGGGCTCACTTCTTGAACACACCCGCCAGATTGATCAGAACGCTGACCGACTCAAGAGTCTCCCGACCCAGCGAGTCGCGCAGCCCGGGGTCAATCGTGGCCACAGCGGCAGCCAGCCTGTCTGGCTCCATGTTCTTGAACATCCGCAGACCCAGGCGCAGCGTGGTGACCTCCTTGGGGAGGTTCACCGCGCCACCGGCGGTGCTTCGGATGATGGGCGCGAGCTGAGCTGCCCGCTGTTCGATGAAGGCCAACTGGGAGCCCTCAGTGGTGAAGGCGTTGACCTGGACGATCAGCGCGCTGACCTCCGTATTCGAGAGACCAGCGGACGTGATCAGCTTGGCAAACGGAACGACGACCGTGTCTGAGCGAATGGACGCGAGACGACGGAACGTGTCATCGCCCCACCGCGTGCTGATTTTCGCGCCGAGTCGTTCCAGTCGCTGACGTGAACGCTTTGCGGCCACTGCGCCCCACAGTTTGCGCTCAGGAACTCCGAGCGCAGACGCCACGTCGACGGCCTGGTTGCCAAGACCGACCAAGTAGACGCCCTGGGCGATGCGCTCTTCGAGAGATGTCGGCAGTCCATGCTTCGCGTTTGCCTCGTAGGTGAACAGCTCGCGCTGTGCTTGGGTGGCGCTGGAGACGACGATCATCTCGGCAGCGGTGAAACCGACGGCAATGGCCGACCGAATGCGGTGGTTGCCATCGAGGGCGGAGTACGGCGGCTTGGATCCGTAGACCACGATCCTGGGGAACACGGCCCCATCGTTCATGGCGGCGGTGTACAGCTCAACCGTCTCGGGGTGGATGGCGAGGAACCTCGCCTGATTGCGTGCCGACGCTTCGAGGTCGATGTCCTTGAACGCGATGATCTTGGTATCGAACTTGATTGCGCGGTCAACGAGCAGATCCTCCGACGCATCAGCGTGCGTGGTGGGCTGCAAGTTCTGTTCGGTCACTTCAGTGTGCCTCCAGGCGATGTGATCGCCAGCATGATGATGATCAGTCCGGAAATCACAATCAGGACTTCCAGAACTAGTTCAGACTCGCGTCGCTTCATTGCTTCGCGATCTTGGACAGAACGTTGTGTACGTTCTTCATCTGAGACTCGACTTGCTCAGGTGTGGTCGATTGGCCGCCGCGGGCTGAGTCAATCAACTCTGCGATCAATGAACTGGCACTTTTGTTTGTCTCAGCTGCGCGAACCTTCAGCCAGCGGGCTTGGTCCTCTGAGAGGTAGAAGCTTCGCTGCACCTTGTCATTCGGCATCGGCGGGCTCGATCTTCTCGGCCCACAGCACCATGCCCTCTTCGGTCCTGTGCTGCCGAAGCCGCATACCGTTTCGACGCAGCGTGTTGAAATAGCGCCCGGACTTGAAATCACCCGGGACCAGAATGGTCTTGCCGTCGATCAGCGCTTGGGTCGCCGGACTGATCCCGATGTTCGCGACCCGCTTCGATCGAAGCTCGTCGCTGACAACTTGAAACTCGTCTGTCACGAATCCCCCTTGCTCCTGTTGATGATCTCGACCGCGCGCCCCTTGGTTGTCACCGCGGCAGATCCCCAGATGACGTACGCATCGGCCTCTGGATTGATCCGCTGCACCGGCAGCAATGGCAGAGCCTCGATCGAGGCTTTCACCTGTTCCACCAGCTTCGGTGGCCAAACGCCCAGCATCAGCAGTGCGCGTGCTGTCGCCAGATCCCATTCCCGGTGATCATCGGTCCAGGGGATGTGCTCGCTGCTCTTCCACTCTTCGGGCCCGCATCGGGCCTCATGGATCAAATCGGCCAGTTGTTCCTCCATCATTCCCTTCTCAGCAGATCCGCCAGGATCCTGCCTGTCTCGAATGAGAACCCGTGGTCCTCTGGATGATCTGGGTGGTACTTGGGTACCAAGCTTCGAACCACCTCCTTCAGCGCCTCGCGCAATCCGATGTACTCAGCTGGGCTGACCGTGGTCGCCCACTTGTCCCACTTGTCCCACTTGTCCAGAACCTCGTCAGCTCGGACGGCTTCCTCGAACTCTTCGAGCAGCGAACTCGACCCGGTGGACATCATCTCGAAGGCGATATCGCTCCGGATCTCAGCCAGGGGTCTCACAGGATCCTGAAGATGAACTGGACGAGGCAGACGATCACCAGGAACTCGACCCACGAGAGTCGGGGACGGGTGAGTTGCGCGGCCCAGTAGCGCCAGCCAGTCACGCGGCTGACCCGGGACCCGGGATAGATCGCCACGACGTGTTGGTGGTCGAGACGCTCGCTGCCGCTGTTCCAGATCGTTGTTGTGCTACCGGTCGGCGACTGGATCTGCCAGAGGCTGTCAGTCCGCAGCAACCTCGCGAGGATGTTCATACGATCTCCGCCAATCGAGCCTGGAATGCACCCATCTGCTCAGCATCGCCACTCACCTCGTATTTGATGGTGGTGGTGAACCAACCCCGGCTAACGCTGGTGAGCAACAGCTTCACCCCGGTGCTCTGCGCCAGGCTCTCAAGCTTCCGACGCCGCCCGTCCTGCCCGAACGAATACCAGACCTTGACCGTGGCGCTGGTCATTTGTACTGGCCCGTGTTTTCTGACACCCGTTCCACCTTATGAGCACGAATATTTCGTAGCATAGTACGAGGAAAATGGCCCATTTCGTCCAATTTGGGGCCAAACGGCTTGTCCAGGGCCGATTTCGCAGTAGCTTGACTGCTTAGTGTCAGTAGCATACTACTTTGCACCTAGGTTGTCAAGTGTGCGCCCGGTTTTTTCCCACGCCACTCGAAAGCCGTTCAGGGGCGTTTGGCCGCGCCGACCGGGGGGGGTGAGAAGGTGTCCCTAGGCCGAACCATGCCCGCCACACAGGCGCGCACGCGGCCTTTCCCACGGGAGGCCTACCATGGCCGATCAGGATCTCGCGGCAATCGTCGCCGCTGTCGTCGCCGCGCTCAAGTCCGGCGAGACTCCCACCAGTGCACCGGCCGCTGCGCCGGTTGCGTCCCCGTTCGCGGCATCGGCTCGCGTGAGCGTCGCCGGTGTTGCCGTCGACGGGCGTCCCGCCGTGCTACAGGGGCTGTCCATGCAGGACACGCGCAAGGCCGCTGCGATCTTCGCGGTCCCCGGCTACTCGTGCACGGTCGACGCCGATTGGTCGCATGGCGGGGAAACGGTGCACGGTGCCGCGCACGGTTTCGCGACGCCCCGCAAGTCCGGCGAGCCTTGCGCCACGCTGGACAAGGCGGGGTGCACCGGCACGATCCGCTAGGCCGCGCGACCCCGGAATCCGCAAGGGTTCCGGGGTCGCACCGTACTGGCAAACGCGCTGATCGTTCGTGCGATCGTGCGTTACAACGCGGCGGTGTTTGACCCCACGGTCACGCACCGTCGCGTTGCTGCGCTCGTCGCACATCGTCCCCATCGTGCATGAGGTCATCGTTCCACCATGTCGTCTCGTCTCTACGACGATGTTCACGCTATCGATCGACTGATGCGGGAGCGTCACGCTGTCGACCTGACCGCTGACGCTAGCGGCGCGGGTCGCATCGTGAGTGAGCCCGCCGAAGCGTCCACGGGTGATGAGTACCGCACCTCGTCGCCGAACCGGAAGTCTTCCGATGGGCCGATGCGGTCCCGTCGGTTCCGCCGTTCGCGGTAGTCCTAGCGGCCAGTCCTAACTGAATACAGGAGCTGCTACGAGCGCTCCTGGGTGGACATCATCACGTTGGTGTTCACCCAG